TTTTTAATACTAATAGTATCTCCAATCATTCTATATTCATTAATATATGTTTTTAAATTATTTTTTAATGTTGATGATGGTATAGTTAATTGACTTTGTTCATTTTGAGATAAACAATAAATATCTAATGTTGTATTTGCTTCATCAGCATTTGGTTTTTGTGTAAATGCTTTTGAAATGGTACCAAATTTAGAAGGCATACTAAGTGCTCTTACTAAATAATCATCTTGTGTTACGTTTCTCATTTGAGTTGAGAATTGAGATATAGCATTTTGTCTAATATCTTCAACTGTATCACCATTATTACCTCCGTTAGCTGCATATGGGTTATTAGATGCTATAGAATCAAACACATATTGTGCTGTGGTTGTATTTAGTCCTCCTTTTAAAAATTGTATATTACTTGTATTAACATTTGTTAATGCATTTGCTAATATGTTAGACCCAACTCCTCCTCCTGTTAGATATCTTACTGTTAAGGTTGTATTAGATGGAGTATTACCATAAGTATTTGTAAATATAAAATTAGTTGGACTATATGCTGTTGTTAATTTATCTTGTCCAAATGGTAACCCTAAACCTACATTAAATGGGTTTGGAATTACGTCTTCTGTGACTGTTGCTGGTGATCCAGCTCCAAATTGTAGTTGTAATAGATTACTTGCTAAATATCTTGTAGCAAACCTATTTTGGACTGATTTTGTTTGGAGTAAATATGGTGTATCTGAGTCATTATATGTATTTGGATCATTTACATTTGTATTTCTTATACCATCAAATACTAAATCTTGACCTAAATAATCTACTTCATAATATTGGTTCCCATCACTATCAATTACATCTATTATATTGGCTATATTAGGAGCATTGATACTTACAGTTGCAAATTCAACTGGGGCACCGAATGAAAAATCTGTTGATTTAATTGTACCCGAATATGCAGTTGTTGATTTTCTTAATAGGTAATAATCAGGTACACCACTTGTAATTTGTGCTACCGTAACTGATGTTGGATTACTAGAACTTGATACTGTGAAATTTACTGAATCTTCAATAATAAAAGTTTGAGGAGTACCTGATGTTGTTGTTATTTGTGTATTAGCATTAATTATAACAGCATAATCATAATCTGGTTCTGCTACCCCATTTATTAATTTTGCAGGTACTTGTTGGTATAAATCAACTGTTACAGTTGCTAATCCTGTTACTCTAGGTTTATACCCGTACATATAAGCCATATCATACAAATTATTTGTTTGACGGGCATATTGTAAATAATTTTCTTGTATTTGATTATCTAAATAAAAAGATAAAACATCTCCTACATAAGCTGCTTGTTCTATAAACATCATACCTGGGGATGTTGGAGAAAAGTCAGTATAAGTTGTTGGGAAATAAGTTTGACTATAGTTAACCAATTGGTTTCTATATGAAGTAAAATCTTTATTTATATAATTTATATTTCTAGTAACTGCCATTATGCGAAGTTTAGGTTTAGTTCATCTGTTATGTTTGTATTTTTTACAGAATAAAAGATGTTAACTGTTATATTATTATTATCAGTATTATCCGTATTACCAATACCACCATCAACATTTAATTCTTCTAAAATCACATTTGGAAACTCTGTTGCTATTTTTCTTGATACATCTTCTATTAAGTAATCAAGGTTTTCAGTTGAGATTTGTTGGAATATAAATTCTCTTAATCCTCCTCCAAATTTGGGATTACCTGGTCTTTCACCTGGGTTTGTTAAAAAGTAATTAATTAAATTAGCTTTAATAGCATCTGCTGTTGTAAAATTAGAAGTAAATACCCCACCCTCACTAAAAGGTAAATTAACACCTATACCTATATCTGGTCTAGTGTCATTAGGAAATCTATTTACTGCTCCGAATGCCATTTTTTATCCTTTTTGATTCATTAATCCCATTATTTGATCCATGCTTACATTACCTTGAGGTAAACTACCGTTTGCATTATCAACTGGGCCAGTTACTTGCATAGGAACATCTGCTGATGTAGCATTTAAAGTACCGTTTGCTCCTGGTCTCATCCCATCTAAAACATTCATCATATTTTCTCTTAATTTTAACCTGTCTGTTTCTGGGATAGGTTCACTTGCTACTGCAGGTGCAGAGACTATTTGTTTAGGTGAACGTACAGCTTCTAAAAGAATATCTTTCATCTCCTCTTGTATTGCCTCTTTTACGGCATCTTTTACTACGTTTTTTAATTCACTTAATTTCATTATGTTGTTATTTAATTATAAATATTGGATTAATCTGCTTTTAAATTATTTTGTTGTATATAAAACGCTAATTCGTCAATTAGTATTTGATCTATTGAACTAAATGATGGTTCACCTTTTAAAATTACTATTCCTTGCGAGTTAGTTGCGGTTGCATATCTTCGATATAATCCACCCACTTCACTCTTTGTATCTTCAACCACACCCATTGTAAACCCATTAACTATTTTTTTCAATGGTTGTTTATCATCTTCTATTGTATCTTCTTGTAACTTTAATAGCTCTTCATTTATTTCTACCATACTTAAATCACTAGGCATAGCACATGCTGCTATCATGTTATCAATTTTTTTAAGATATCTTAATATTATTATTAATGAAATTATTAAAAATACTAACGATATCAAAAGAGCTTTTTTAAGTTCTTTATTTATACCTACTAATATTTCAAATTTTTCTTTAATATCTTCAAGTAATGCAATCAAACTATAAGGTACACCTACACCTGGAGGTACTGCTACTGGGAAACCTATTGAACTTATTTGTATTTTTCCTGCTTTAAATAAATTAGTTAAGTATAAAAATATAGCAGCTAAAGCTGTATTTACTATTATTACTGTCCATATCTGGTTTATTTGCTTTACAATTGAATTTCTTCTTTTAATAGCCATTCTTAATAGGGCATCACTTGGGCATCTACCTTCAGCAATTTCTGCTCTTTGATTAGCAGATGCAATTTTAGTTATACCAAAAATAATAAATAAACCTATAGCTAAAGGAAATAATTTATTTTGAATAACAGATGCAAATTTTAAAACTTGCTTTTTTACAGCTAATAATCCTTGTTCAACAGCACTTAATGCTAAACCAACAACCTTTTCTGCTGCAGCATTTGCTTCTGCTTTTAATTTAATTACTGCTTCTTCTGCTGCATCCTCTATATTAATTAAGGGTTTTATTGGTAATTCCTTTAATACTTCGTTTTGTTGGGTTACTAGGGTTTGATAATCAGGAGCATACTCATCTTGTTCATATAATACAATAGGTTTTACTAAAATAGTATCACCTAATTTAGGTAAAGTAGGTACACCAAATCTAATTTCATATTCACCTTTTTCATCTGTCTTAATTTCTGGAGGGGTTGCTTTATCATCCCAAACATATTCTTTATATGTTTCTTCTATTTTTATTTTTTTTACTTTACCTGTTAATTTGTTTTTTTCTCCACTAGGATCATCTATTTTAATTTTTCTAGTTTTAGTTTCTAATACCATAGGAAGTAAAGCTAGTTGTGGTTTAACTACTACCCCAACTGCTGGTTCATTGGTAGCCTTATTATATAATCTACCTTTTGTAGTAAAGGTTTTAATTTCTGGTGTGTATTCATCAACTAACTTTCTTACTGCTTTAGCATCTTCAATAAATGTTTTTACATCTTCTACACCACTAGCTGCTGCTAACTTAGATAAAATAGTTTTACCAGCTGGGGACTGTAAAAATTGTTTACCAGCTGCTATTAAAGTGTCTTTAAGGTTTTTTTTCTCTTCTGCCATTCTATGAGGTTTTTACTTTTTGAGATTTCATAGATGGAATTAAATTCCTAATATTTTCAAGAACAGGTTTTGTTAATGCTGCTACTGAACCAGCTGCTGGTATTTGGGGTTCGCCACTTAAGGCTGTACATAAATTTTCTAATGATTGAACTAAATTTTCAAATTGTAATAAAAATTTATCTCCTAATACTATAGATTCAGTTGCTTTTTGTTTACCTAAACTTACAATACCATTTGGAGCTATTACATTTACATTTTTTAGTTGTGATTTTATAGCTAAATCTTGAAGTGATTCTAATGCTATTGATTTTTGGGCAGACATTAAAATACTATCTGTTGTAGTATTAAATAATAATCTACCTGAATTTAATATTATTTGAGGGGCATTATATGATTTAGGAGATATTGGGGTTTTTGCAATTGTATTTGAAAATGGAACCGTTGAAGCTTGAGCTTCTTCTCTATTTGTAACAGCAACTTCAATTGGTATTTGTTGTGTAGAAGTTAAATATAATGATGCTAAATCCTCATTTATATTTTCTGTTACTGGTATCCAACCTTCAGAACTAGCTGATGGAGATTGTCCGTTTCTTAAAATTGATATTGGACTTCCACCATCACCTGATATAGACCAATTATTTTTAATATCACCTGCGGTTTTTGCCGTATTACCTAACCTAAAACTATTCCCAAATCTACCCTCTAAAATATTATCTCCTGCAAAGGGTAATATTGGGTGAATGTTTGATCTTTCAACAAAAGTACCTCCACTAGAACCATTTAAATCAATAGGTGTTGTTTTTTGAGTAGTTTTTCTACTATTTCCTGCTTGAATATCTAAATAATCTTTTAAAAAAGATGGTGCTGATTGACCGTTGTTACTTGAGTACATATCAGGATATGGATTAGCATGTTGACTATTCCATAAAGCTACAATAGATAAATAATAGTATGATACTCTACTTGATGTACCACTTTCTTCTGTATTAGGTGCTTGAAATATTAATACTGTTTCATTTACTAAGGGGTAATTTTTTATATGAGGAAATAAGGGTTTAGCTATATTTGTAGATCTATTCTGTGTAGTATTTTTTTGCTGAGTAGGAACACCAAATAATTGAAATTGGATTGTACCAATTCCACCCCATTCACCACTATTTACCCACATTGTAGAATCTGAATTTAAAGAAATATCTACAACCCTAGCGGATTGTATTTTCATTCTTAATTCATCAATTCCTGCTGCACTATCTGATCTACTACCAAAAGAACCTGCACTGCTAAATAAGGATGTAATTGGGTTATTAGCCATTACTTTTCGTTTTTATCTGGAAAATCTGTATTTAATTTATCTAATTCAGCTAATAATTCGTCTTTTTCTGCTTCTGATATGCCTAGGCCATCTTCGTTATTAGAGTTATTAACTACTCTTTGAACTATTGTAGCCATTTTAATTAATTGTTCATCATTTCGAACACCAATTTCTAGGTATTCTTTAATTAATGGTACAATCAAAGTAGCATCACCTATATCAGATATAAGTGGTTTTAATTCAGAAATTAATCCAGATATTTGTTTCTTTTTTTCTGTTTGGTTATCGTAAATCTCGCTTAATATATCAGAGAATTTTTTCTTACCAAAAACTACGTTATCTAATGCTCCCATAATGTTTTTATTATAAATATGGATATAGAATAAGTGTTAAAACTTACACCAACCATTTTCTAAGTAGAAAACATATTGAGATTTAAATATATCGTGAAGTTTATCTGCTATCTTTGTTATTTTGGGTGTTTTAACATCAACCATCTCGCGAATGTATATATACAATGCCTTCTTATTAAATACCTCTATGGTTTCTCTTTTTCTAAATAATTCAAGTATTGCATCTGCTATTTGGGCATCATTTTTTTTAGGGAATAATGTAAAAATATTCTCTGTAGTATGTGCTAAAAATAATTCAATATATTCACTTAAATCATCTTTTTCTTTAGCATAATCACCTTGCTCATATGTGTAAGTAGAAGTGTCTTTTGTTAAAACATCAACATCAACTTTCTTTACTTTTTTATTATAATTTTTAGTATTGTATAATATTAACCAACGTTTAACTATAGTACCAAAATAAGAATATGCTTTGGCCCCTCTGGTTGGATCAAATAAATGTATTTTAGATAACAAAAAGGTAATTATCTCATGTTGTAAATGTTCTAAATTACTTACCTCTGTATGGTAAAATTTAAAAGTATGAATAATATTTTCTGTTAACTTAAAATAGGGGTAATGAATATGCTTAGCATATATATCACTCCTTACCTTAGGGTCTTTAGTATTATTGTAGAGAACTATAGCGTCCTCCGTATCTTGAGTAAAATAATTTTTACTCTTTTTTCGTCTTTTTTTTACCATTAGTTGATTTTAAACCTTGTGATACCATCTTGTATTACCTTTATTTGTTTGAAAAACCAACCAATTTCATCATCACTCTTAAATGTCCCTTTTTCGTCTATCTTTTTTAAACGATCGTCTGCAATCTCAATTTGTTTATTAAATTCTGTTATATAATCATCATACTGAAGAATAATATCTTCTTGCTTCTCAGTTTTGCGAAGTAAATTCCATGTAGTAAATCCTAAAACTACTACTGAAATGCCTAATATTATTATCGTTGTAATCATAAACTATCTAACATATTTTTTAAACCTGGGCTTGAAATTGTATTTAGTGCCTTTGATTTAGTACTCTTATTTGACGTCAATGTATAATTCTTTTTTGGCGCCGCCACGCTATTTTGTGAAAACTTTGGGAGCCATTCAATTTCAAATTCAATTCGCGCAGCCATCATATCAGCTTGATGCAAAATGAATGGTAGAGATGTGCGAGGTTTTGTTTCTGGCATGAATGATTTTAAGTATTTTTCATTAGCCGAATCATATAAACCATCATGTGTCTGAATAGCTAACATTTCATTAAATGTATATTTGATATCGTGAGATTGTAGTAAAAATAAACCTCTATCAGGCACAGCAGCAAAAGCAATTTTCTTGTTATGCATATATTCTTCACCTAATTTATCTCGTCTCCATTGATCAGTCTGAGGAATGTAAGATTCATTTTGAGCATCACCCATTTTACCTAAATCATGATTAATAGCAGAGAAAACTAATTCTTCAATAGTAAATGTAGATGTATCCATTCCAAACTGTTCCCAAACACCATACATTTTTAAAGATGCATCAACAACTCTATTTACATGGTCAACATATCCACCTGGAAATGCTGAATGGTATTCTTTTT